TTAATAGAAATACCATTTACATTTATGATCAACCGAATATTTCAAAAAATCATAGAAAGCATTAATTGCTTTCGTATGTGAGCTTTTATCATAATCACTTTTGTTAATATAATTAAAGATAGTTCTTAATGTATGGCTTGTTAAAGTTTGACCAATATAAAATGATTGAGTTAATAAAACAAAAGCTTCTTGATCTTCATTTTTTAAGGCAACTTTGTCAAAACAAAGAACTATCAAATTCATAGTGGGCTGATATTTGTAAATTTGAAAGGGAATATTGAGTGTTTTCAGTAAATTAATTCTCAAATTTTCGTAAGATATATAGTCATATTCTAATTCTTTTAATACTTCTTCTTTACTTGAGTCTAAAGCTTGAATTACTAATCCCATAGTTTCACCTCATTGGAGTGGTTCTTTTGTTATAAGCAATTTATTCTTTCTTTTATTCAGATAAGATCAAATTTTCCACAATTTTACTTTGACTTGTACCCTGTTTGAGCGCCATTTGTTCAAGTTTACGTTTAGCAGTACGTGATAGATTTATTGAAGTCGCTTCTTTCACTTCATCCTTTTGAGCTTTACTAAATTCACGATTATATACTTTATCAGGTGCAAGACTATCATCGTCATTATTAGCTTTTTCAAACCATTTTTGTGCTTGCTTATAAGTAAGAGGCTTAATATCCTCACCGCTTGAATATGCTCCCGCATCGCCTTCTATCGATTGAGCCCATGGTGAAGCTGGTCCTCCTTCACCATAAAGAAAATATTCACCAGTTCTTTTCTTATACAGTATTTCAGTATATGCAGCATCATCATAGTTATGACGATATTCAGCTAATTTCTTAGCGGTTTCAGTGTCGTACATCAAAGTATCAATTCTTTTTTTCATGATTAAAACTCCTTCATTCTGTTATTAATATACCAACTAGAAGATTCTTCATTGATCAACTTTTCATTCCAACGATTTTTAATGTAAGTAAGACGAACCTTTTCTGCTTCTTTTTGCCATTCCCTCAAAGCTTTTTCAGCTTGTTCACTGCCTATGCCATACTTGTCGGAAACACCGTAGTACTTTTCGCATAAGTCCCAAACCTTTTGACCACCAGCTTTTAAGTAATCGGCTTTTACTTTTTCAAGGTCTTTTCTAGCTTCTTCTTGGCTTGAATAACCAGCATCTGAATAGAAGCTGATGGCTTGTTCTTCTTCATCATTGAAGGCTTGCTCATCGCAAATATCTTCTGCTTTGATTGGAGTAACCTTCCAGCTAATTGCGTTCAAGCCATCTGAGTACATGCCCTGATCGTCAATTTCACTTTGCAATTTTTCCAATTCTTGTTGATCGGTGTTTGGATCGTCAGCCATTTGTAAGTATTTATCAACAAGCTTTGTGTCTTGTTCCAATCTGTCAATCATGTTTTTACGAATATCATTAGCCCATTTGATTTGTTTTTTGCTGCCTTTTAATTCAACAAGTTTCATTTTAAATACCTCTTTTTTCCTAATCATTTTGCATATTTATATTAACATGTTTATATAAATATGCAACACTTTTAGAAAAATAATTTTGAAATATTTACAAAAGCATAAAAAAAGGCTCTACGGATAATTCCGTAGAGCCTTTATAGCTGATTAAATCTAAAAAAGACTATGCCCCACTGACGTGAGCAAAATTCAATCCTTAAGTCAAACATTAATACGACTTTTAGATCGCCTCCACTTGCGCGTAGAAAACCTCCTCGAAAGTTAAATAAAATATAAATTCTATAATTACAATTTACATTTCCAAGAGGGAGCTTTTTTCTGCACCTTTTCTGTAACATCAGTAATTAGATCCTTTAAAGTAATGCTACCGTCCACACCTAAACCGTACCAGTTATCAGTAAACTGCCACATTGCTACACCTTCCATTGATGGGAAGTAATCAAAGTTAGGCGTATCAATCCTATCCATCGTGGCATATGATGCAACCCACAAACATGTGCCGTACTCTTTGACAATCTTAGCTGTATCAACATATTGTCTTAGAACGTATGTGCCTGAATACAAGCCAACCTTATACCCAGCACTGTGGCATACCTTCATAAAAGCCAAAATTGCTTTTGTATTTGAATCGGTTGAGTTAATGACTGTATTGCCGTCACCTGTCTCCCAATCAAGCCATAAGTAGCGCTTTGGACTGATATTAAGCTTCTTAGCACGATTTACAAAGAACTTAGCTTCTGCTTTAGCACGACTAACTGAATTGCCAAATGTAGCAAAATGATAAGCGTGCAAGTACATATGATTAGCATGCGTAGACTTGATTTGTGCGCTTGCTTTTGGATTAAAATATCCAGTCCCTTCCGTTAGCTTGATGATTACTTGATGTGCCCCAGCGTGCTTATATGCGTTCATACTAGTGGACTGATAAACAGCCACATCAACAGCAAAGTCTCTAGTTGCCATTCACAGTCACGTCCTTAGTTGGTGCTTCCTGCAGAATATCCTTTTCAGGAACGTTTTCTGCAATTTCGGGTTCAACAGGATTTACGTATTTGTTTGCAAGATTCATAGAATTAACTTCCTTTTCGATAGCACCGTTAATTGCATTAGGTGTAACTTCCTTGATTCCAAACCAAGACAAGCCTTGCGCAATAATTTCACTCGCAAAATCACGCTTTTGTTGACCAGTGCCTCCAATGTACTCTGCTTCATGAACTGCGATAGTAGCAAGTTTACCTAGCACATCTAGAGCTTGCCCAGCACGTGTAGCACGATTAATCTTAGCCTTATCCTTAGCATAAACACCTGCAATAATAGCAAGCAAGTAACTTGCTACCGTAATACCTAAATAAATCCAGTCTTTAATCGTCATTATTTGACTTCCTTTTCAACTTATCATTTAATTTATCGTTTTCTTTTTCAGCTTCGAACCATCTTCGTCGATATATTTCAGCGTCTTCACTCTTTTGCTTAATCTCTTTGTCCTCTTCATTTAAGATGCTTGTTAGTGAGTTCCGCTTGCTACTATTAAGAGCTTTATAAATCAGCGCTATTGCACTAATTAGACCACCAATAGCCGTTAAAATATACCCAATAGAATCTACCATTCCACGCATTGCAATACCCCCGTTCAGGCATCGCGAGCTGTTAAGCAAACGAAACCAAATATAACTATTGTTCTGATTGAGTTACTGGAGCAGTTTGTTGAGTTTGTGTAGATTGAGTAGTTGATGCAGTAATTGGTTGTGTAGGTTGAATTTGTGGTGCAACATAATCTTCACCTACGATTCGCTTATATCCGTCAGCGTTGAGTAGTCCTTGTTTTACTAAGCCTTTGAAATATTCAGGGGTGTCAAATGGTGCCCACTTCATTTGATAATCTATAATCCACATTTGTACGAACAATTCATCTAAAGACATAATTATTTACCTCCATTTTCATTCTTTTCTTGTACTGGTTGTGTTTGCTTTATTGGACTTTCAATCGGTGTAGCATTTTTTTGATCTTTGGTTGCCTTAATGTCGACGAGAATTTCTTGCATTGATGACATGAGCTTCTCAGTTCCGTTTTCACTTTCAGTCAACGCTTTTATAGCCTGAGTCAGCAAAAGTGTTTGCTGGGCATTAGCAAGTTGAGAAGCCTTTACAGATTTAATATCTTGATCGAGCTTTTCGCGTTCTTGATCAAATTGTTCATTTTTATCCTTTAAGTCATCGACCATATTAGCTAAAACAGGCAAAGTATAACTAGTATTTTTGGAATACCATTTGTTATTAATCCAGTCATAAGCTGGATTAACAATTTCTGGTGCTGGTGGAGTTGCTATCCAAGGATATTGTCCTACTTTTTCTTTTGCAATTAGTTCAGGCTTATAGTCCACGGTACTATCACTACGATATGCAAGCACGTAGTCGCTTAAAAGCAATTTAATCATATCATCTTCTTCTTCTGATAATTCGAGTTTTACACTCTTTGGCTTATCAGCAACTGCTGATTCTGAAATTTCTGTTTGAGTATTCATTTAAATTTTTCCTTTCAAAATAAAAAAGAGTGCTTTTTAGCGCTCTTTAAATAAATTATTGTATAAAGCTATCATGTTTAACTTTGACCAGTAAGATAATAGCTTGTCGTAAGTACCTAACCACGATTTAAAAGAATTTTGAACATCAATCAATGAAATTTTACCTTGATTTACCATTTTTCGATATTTCTTGAGTTTCCTTCTCTCGCGAGTTATGGTCTTAGGATTTATTTTTATTACCAAGTGACCGCTTTCGGTCAACTTATACCTCAACACTTGTAATTTCTTCTTTAACCTTAAATCTGACTTACGCCACGATTTAATCAAATGAATTTCTTTTTCGATCAGTTCGATCGAAGTCTTATATTTATTCAAGTTCAAGCCCGAAATTATATCTATAATTGACTGCAACTCTTGTTTTAAAACTACGCAGTTGCCAATTGCCTTATCTTGATAGAGCCGTCTCTCCTCGTATTCAATCATATTTGAAACATACATTGCGTTAGCTCTATGTATGTCTCCCACAATTTCAGCGCACAAATTTATTACTCTTTCAAATTTCAAGTCTAAAAATTGCGCTTCTCCTAGATCAGCTATTCTTGTAATACCGAAGTCTTGCATCAAATGCTTCACTAATTCTTTCTGCAAAGCTTGCATATTGTGGAAAACTTCAAAGCGCGATTTATGTCTTTTGCTTTTTGGAACTGTCATAAATATAAAACCTTTCTATTGTGTAGCTATAGCGGAAATACTTTACAATAATTCATTTTTGCGACTGCTTTCCATCGGCTAAGCGCCCCTAAAGGGTCGCTGGATTAGCCGATTACCCGACGAGGAAGAAAGCCCGAACACCACACCAAGGGCTAGAAGCGTTGGACCAGCCAGCGGAGCCGTCGCCGATCGCATACGCAAACTCCGAAGCAGAATGGATGTCTCTAAGCCATAATGCCCAATCTCTGTGGTTAGTGAGTTCATCAGGATTCAATCTGAAAAGCGGAAGTTGCACATCGTCATCACCGATGTTGTACCAAGAACCGTTCTTGTTGTTCCCATTTAAAGTAGTCCCGTAAACCATGACTTCATTAGGAATGGCTAACTTAGCATCACGCCATTCAGCTTGGTCTGGGGCACCACTAGCATCCACGTGAGTAGATACCACTTCTCTAAATTTAAGTAAATGTGAGCCAAAGTCTGCTTCTAATTTATTTTGAATAGATGGCATGTAAGTCTGATATAGCTTAGTACCAGCAAAACCGCTAGCAGTAGTATCTGTATCGTTCATGTAATGTTGTTTACCATTATTTCTCATAACAGTGCCATCTTTTAGCGTTGAAAATCTGTCGGGCATCAAAAGAAGATGGTTCCCTAATTGTATGTTGTCACCCTTTAGGTGTTTTGTGTTGATACCAGCAATAACATAGTTAGAACCGTTGACGCTAAAATAATCTCCAATAAACATGTCCTTAAAAGAGCCGTTTTGAATATTGGCAATATGCGTACTGTCTAAAGCCCCTAAGTTGGCACCCCTAAAAATATTGTTATGAGTTTGTGCGCCATCTGGCACAATACTGTAATAAGCATCTTTTAATCGCATTTTTGACTCTGAGTTATCATTAAAGGTCATTAAAAAATTATTATTGTCTGGCTTTGAATTTTCACCAAAATCTTGGATTCTTATGTCTGTCATTATTTATTCTCCTTATATTATTAGTATTTATTATTAGTATTCTTGGATCCACTCATTCCAGCTATAGGAATCGCCGTTCTTAGTACCTATCCGGCGCATTTCACGGTTTGGATTATTTCTAGCTGAAAATATATGTTGCATAACCTTATTAGTGTTGCCTAGTTTGGCAACTTCTAAGACCGCATCACTGTAGCCCATAGCATCGCCTAAGTAGTAGCGACCTGAATCGTACAACTTATCTAAGTTGTCTTTTTGTGTCTCTGCATTTGAAATTTCAACGCTCTTTTTAAGTGCTTGAATAGTATTATTCGCCACATCATTTTGATCCTTGAGTGCTAAGACTTGGTTAGTAAGGTCTACAATTACCTGATTCGATTGTAAGGAATTGTAGTCAGCTACTAATTTGTTTATTGATGCGTTCAGAATTAAAAATGCTTGTTTGATAGCATCCCCGACTTTACCAGAGTTTGCTATTGCACTATAGTCAGATAAAGTACTATCAGTTTTGATATACTCCGTTCGAGCAGTAATAGTTGCATTATCATGGGTAGCTAAACTCTTGCCATCATGACTTAAAATCCTAATAGTACGAGTATTGTTAACTACGCCCGACTCAATCTCGTTAGTTCTAGTTATCAGACCATTAATTTGTCCGTCTTGTCTGCTGTTAACATCAGCATTGGCTAAGATTTTATTAGTATTGGACAAGATTTTATTTTCCAGTTCTGACGATCTATTTTGTAATCCGTTAATCTTTGAATCTTGTCGGCTGTTAACGTCAGTATTAGCCAAGATTGCATTTTTAAGCTCTAGCGCATTTTCCTTAGTATCAAAAGTCTTGTATATTTCCTGATTGAGTTGATTTAATCCTGTATCAAGATCACTGATTCTTCGACCGACTGCATACGCATCAGCCGACGCACCTTGCTTTGATAAAGTTGTATCATGCTCAATGAAAGGCTTTTTACATGAAAGTGCTTTGCCGTCATGGCTATATAACTGTTGTCTTTTATTGCCTTTAACGTAAAGCTCAATGTATCCCTGTGAAATAGCGCCTTCAATTTTAGTCTGCCAAGCATTAAGCTCTGCACGCGTGATGTAGCCAATATCGTTAACTTTCATATTGATATTAGCGGCATCGCTTATAGTTATATCTAATGCCACAGATATAACTTGCGTTGATAATCCGTCAGAGCTACCAGCAGCAAGAATTTCACTATCGTTTGTAGTTGGTGAAATAGCAATTAATACTTCTTGACCCTTAACAATTTGACCATTAGTACTTTGGGTATCAATGCGAGCGTACCAGCCAATAGAACTAAAACTGATGTCTCTCGGCTGATTTTTATTGTCAAAATTAGCAATCAATTCAAAATGGTTGTCCGTAACTGGCGAAAGTTGTAATTTTCCGTCTTTTAACTCATTAGACAGATTGCTATAACTGGCAATAATTTCATTAGCGAGCGGTCTTCCACTGCTATCGTTCATAGATTGACTAGATAAAGTTGCTCGCGTATAAACCAATATGCCTGCGCCATTATCTATTTGTAGGAATATTTTGCGTCCAGCATCAGTCAAAATAGTTGCTTGAAGCTTTTCTTTATATTCGTCTACCATTTCTACTCCTTTCCTTTGTAAATAAAAAAGTGCTACTTTGTGTAGCGTTTAAAAATCAACTTGTTTCTGTTGACCAAATTGAAGTATTACTGATTCTACCTTTAATGCCCACATATAGAGGCAGTGGTGTAGAGGTACGAAAAATAATCCTATCAATCCAATAACCTAATGCAAGCATTTTGTTCAAATTGTTTAATAGGAATTTCTGCATTTGAACAGTTTTAATGCTATCAAAAGGTATCTGTATACCTATATGCCGAATCCCAGTTTTCCAAATTTTAAAGCTGCTCTTATCCTCTAATGTATTTGAAGCGATTTTATAGATTGAGGGAATTGTGCCTTGCGCTCGTGAAAGCAATTCTATTAAGTGAATTAGAAATCTATAGTTTTCATCGTCTTTGCTAGGTCTATAAGTTTCAATATCCGACCCGAACAAATCCAGTGTAGTACCATTTGCATCACTCAAAGCTCGCCAACGTTCGACTTTTTCAGCATTGTTACTAATAGCTTCGAGTGGTTGGTTAAACGAATCCATCAGCTTATACAGATTGCTGCCTGATCGCTTAACCCAATAATCAGAGATTTCTGCTAAAAGCTCATCAGTTGTTTCATATGCCATTAATAGTCACCTTAATGTTATCTGTATTACAGGAAACAGCTTCAAACGGTTTAGTAGCGATATCTTTATCGTAAAGATCATTTGGATTAGTACCAATTTGCACGTTTGCTTCACCGACACCTGCAATGGAATAAACTGCAGGATATATTTTTGTTAGATAGACTTCTTGACCCATTAACAATGAATTAATGTAATCGGCTATCGCTTGTTTAACAGTTTCAACGCCTTCATCAGTATTCCATTCTTCGTTTGTCCTAATTTGGACCTTAGCATAAATTGGCTTATCTTTTGCAAAATCAAAACTAACAGGCTGTGACGTTCCAGTATTGTCCTGTGCTGTAATCTGCTTAGCTCCTGCCATAGTAATACCAGCTGCAACATGATCGACTAAGCATTGAGCAATATCTTGTTCTTTGCCTCCTAGAACGTAAATATGAACTGAATATGGTGGATCTCCATATTCATTAGCCTCAGCATTTGGATTTTCGACAATGTTAACTTGTCTTACGCCCGATAAATTCATTAATGCTGATTTAATACCAGCCGCCGATGGACCGGGCTTAGCAACATTTTCCATGATTAATCTAGCTCTATATGTTGCGTCATCTTCATAGTCTTGACCGCCTGCAGCCTTTTCTGGGTTAGTTACAGAGACAACATTTTCATCTGGATTGTACATAATGGTGATAGTGTTAGGCAAAACGTTGTTGTAAGCTCCTGTATCAACCGATTGTACTATTCCGATTCCTGTATAAGTGCCATCAGAGTTTTTAGAAGTTACGACATCTTTAATCAGATCAAATAAAACGCCATCAGCAGTTTCAAACTGTTCTCCTGCTTGAATCAAATATTCTTCTTCTGTTTTGATTTCAATATTAGCAAAACTTGGCATAGCAGATTTACGTGGTAAGTCTAGATTTGCACCGATTCTATCAAGCGCGCTTTCAGTAGCCGTACTGATATAAGCCGAATAATATGTTTTCTGTAATTCTTGAATTAGCAAGGTTTCACGCCATGCAATCAGTCTTGCAATAATGCCGAAATTTGAATTGCTCGTTAGAACAATGTCAGTGCCGAACCGTTGCTGAAAATCATCCATGATACTGTCTAAGACTTCTTCATAAGTGGGAGCAACAAAGCCGCGCTTATGAAGACCAAAATCACTAGCCATTCAAATCAAGCCCTCCTTTTAGTTCTTCTGATTTGTCATCTACTTTAATAGTTGCATTAAAATAAACATGTAAGCCACGTTTAGGCTTTTTTTTAAATGCAATGATATTAACCGTCTGTACCTCAGGAACTTTTTCTTGAATAGCTGTTGACATGTCAGCAGATGCTAATTTTTCGTTAAAATTCTTGCCAAGGAAGTTACTGTAATCCGATCCCTGATCTGGATCTAAATTAGGCATTTCACCGTAGCGAATAAGTAGTGTAGCCCTAATTCTTTGCGCTACTTCTTCCAATCCATCAACGGTTGCTAAATCGTGAGTAGATGAATCAATAACAAGATCGCCATATTCTGTAGCTAATAAATCCCTAGCCATTTTCTGCATCACCTCCAAGAACTCCAATTATGATAGCGTCATTAGCATTATGAAGCCGTGAACTGTTAGGAACGTAATTGTTAACAGCTCTACCGCCTTTCCAGTTATCATTGTCGCGATCTAACACTACAGCAACAACTGGAACGCCATCCCTCATTAGACGCTTCTTTGGTAGTTTTTCTACAATGTTTGAACTACATTTTTTGTCAATCTTGGTTAGTTCTGGTTTGAGCTGTTTAATGATTTCATCAATCATGTAACAGTTCTCGCTAACTGGAATATCCAAGTATTGTGCAGATACTTCGCCATCACTGGAATTAGCTAAGGGCTGAATATCAGCTGTATGTGTGTCTTCGTAGTATTTAATTACTTTGGCAAGAAATGCGCATTGAATGCCAGCAATAATGCCCCATTTAAATTTGCGCATTGCCTTATACCACTGTTTTCGTTCCTCGTTTTGTGATTGAGCCATTATTTCATCCCCTTAGATTTTAGCCAATGAGCATTGTGTTTTAGCTATATCCATGTCAAACGTATGCTGACCAGCCTTAACATAGTAATAACCTTTTAAGTATTTACTCATCATGTGGATACCAACATTAGTAGTAATATCCGGAATAAGTGGAACTTGAATTTCCCAAGTTCCTTTCCCAGAATCACTATCACTGCTTTCGTTATATGAAGGCGGAGAAATCAAATCCTGATCGTCAATTTCATACCAAGTTCTTTTGGTATTTTTAGGATTAATAATCACTAACTTGCCACGAATATAAGTCATAATTGACCCTGTTTTCTTAACTACTTGTTTTAGCAAATTTAGTGGCATTCCTTTAGCAGTAAAAGCACGTTTTAATTTTGGATTCTTAGCTAAATCAATCTTTGAAATTACAATTCCAGATTGTGTAGCTATCCCGTTAATTAATGCTTTATAGCTTGTGCCCTTTCGGAAAGTTTTATTAACTAGTTTGGTCTTAGTAGCACGTGTCTTTATTCGCTTTTTTCTAAGCTTTCTCTTTTTGGTTGCTTTGTCTTGCTCTCTGACTTTTTTTGTAATATATCTATTCACTTTTTCAGTCTTTTTAACTTTCAATTTTCGGGCTGAAACATTTGAATAATCTGTACCCTCTGTGAACGTCAAAGTGAACATATCACTAGTGCCGTCATGTTGTGATACTCCGATTTTGCTAATGAATCCTTCTGCAAGAATTTTTTTATCCTGTCCCCAATTAAAAGCGACATAGCAATGTTGCTTTTTACTATAAAAATTTCGATGTTCCTTAGTCAGATTATACAGAGTTACTGTGTTTTGTTGTGGTGTAGGAACATCAGCAAAATTAACTTCAAATGTGAATGGATAATTATGCTTGTAGTGTTCATCGTTATAAACCGTTTGCGTCTTTCCTTCTGAATTGGTACAGACAAACCACATGTGTGGATTATCAGTTATGACAGTCATTAGTAAGAAACCTCCTCGTCTGTGAGGTCGTCACTATCTACATTAGGATCGTAGCCTAGTGGCTTGATTGTCGGATCGTCGTCTTCTGAACCTAAAGGATCAATAATATCGAGATATAGTTGCACATCATAACCAAGTTCACCTTTGCCAGCGTCTTTTGCATTGTTAGATTCATCCATGACGCGTATATCAGTACGAGGCAAACGACTATCTGGAATATCAATTCCAACCAGTTGGTCTAAAACAAGTGGTTCTTGCTCTAAAAGCGTTTCCCTATCTTGCATGATTGTCAGCGTATAAAAATCAGCGATAGGATTGTAGTCCATGCGCAAAGTATAAACTTTACCAGCTAACGTAATATCAAAAATGTCAGGTAAATCATCAGTATTAACAGGAATGTATTGTCGCATTTTCCCCTCCTACTTGACTCTCACCTTGCTCTTTGCTTTATGCTTCCTATCGTTAACGTATATAGGATTTCCAGCAAAGATACGATTAGGGTTCTTGATATGATTAACTTTTTGAAGCCATGAAACCGAAGTACCATATTGCTGTGCTAACCCCCAAAGGGTATCCCCTTGTTTAATAGTTATAGCAGTATATTTTTTCTTGCGGTTTCCAGCTACTGTTTTTGATGACTTGGAACGTTTAGCGTGTTTCTTTTTCTGATTACTGGTTGTTATTTCAGCCGCCCTCACAAAAGTAAAGGTAATTGAAACTTGCATGGTATTTTGATAGCCAGTAAATTGCCGATCAAGTTGAGAAATTATCAAGTGTTTGTAATAGATATCACCACTGAAAGTTAATTCTTCATGATTGCTATGCCAAGTACGCAATTTCACCCATTTGTCATGTGCCGTACCAGTATCTGCATCTGCAATTAACCCGTCAATCGTTACAGTTTTACTGGAAAATCTGGCGTAGCTCTTACGTGGAGCGCCTTGATCTACTGCATAAGATGTAACATTAGAAGAATTACTTTCAGATTCAGTGTTAACAGGAGCAAAAAAGACAACATCGCTTTCTTGCCCATTTTTAGTTGGAAAGATTGCCATGTTGCCTTCTCCTGTAAATTCTTTGCTATGTTCTTGAATAATGGAAGCCATCGCAGATTGATCCGTAGTTCGGGTTTTAACTACACGTCTTTTTTTAGTTCTAGCTTTATTTATCTGTCTTTTGTAATTCTTGTATTTTTTAATGCAAGCTTTGTATTTATCTAAATACTTAGCAGTTAAACGACTATATTTTGCTTTGTCTTTGGCATTCTTAGCATTAAAAGCCATTTCTGCAAAATCGAGGCTTTTCTTGTTTGCTTGTAACGCATTACGATGCGCATATTCTGCTTTTTTCTCCAAGTCATCAACTTTTTTGCTGATCTTGATTTCAGCGGTTGTCTTCTTGCGCCCCTTATAGGGCTTTGACTTGTTTTTTGGCTTTTCTTTCTTATTCATATAAATCCTCCTAACTAATACAGCGATGGATCAGTTCCAAATTCATCGCCTATGTTTACTAGATATTGTGTTATTTCTCGTTTTACAATTTCAGCAATCCTCTTAGCATCTTCAATCGTTCCACCTATAGGACCATTGAAATTTATGTTAATAATTGGAGCTGAATTTTTTCTGTGTGTAGGTCTGTTAATCTTAGGTTCAACCAAGTTAACCAAATCAGAAAGTTTGCGTTTCGTATGCTCATGTGTATCAACCTTAACCGGACCATCAGCCGTGATTAGTTCAGGACCACGTTCGCCAGCAATGAATGGAGTATATGCCATAGACTTTCCGCCCTTAGCGTAGCCTCTAACAGGACCAGTAGGACCCCAACCGCCTAAAGTTAAGTCCCTTCTCCAAGTTGTGTCGTTGAACATTGCAAGGTATTGGTCATAGCCACTAAGTATATTGTGGTGTCCTTTAACGGCATAGTGGTCAAATGTTGGTTGAATAAACTGGAGGACACCTTTTGATGGCGTACCAGCTTTGGCATTACTATCCCACAGGTTAACGGCTCTTGGATTACCACCTGATTCGTGTGCTGTAACGTTTAAAATATGAGCTAAATCGGCTTTGCTTAAACTTACATGCATTGCACTTGCGGCACGTTCGATTACTTTACGCCATCTTGCTACGCCGTAACCAGATGGATTAGCTAAGCTACCGTAAGCTCCTAGACTATTTCCTAGATTATTTTTAATCCATTTTAAAGCGGAAGAGCCTAATTCTTGCTTAGCTAATTTAATCAGCCTACTGTCAACAGCAGTTTTAATGCGATTTCCAATAGCATTATTAATAACAGTCCACATAGCAGCAGACCAAGGATTACCGAAGTGCTTGCTAGAATTTCTTGCTAGATTAGTTGAACCACGCTCGAAATCTGTTTCTCCAGATTTAATGTGTGATAGAAACATGTCTTTAAAGCTTTGATCTGGATCAGCTCCTGCTTTCTCAGCGAGTTTTATTAAAGCACTATGACTTAGACCAGTGCCTTTTGCAAAGCGCTGTAAACCAGCCTGCAATGTTTGAGTGCCATTTAAAATACCCCAACCTTTTGGAATTATTATTTTCACGTTGTGACCGCGTGGCATGAAGATTTCATTTTTATCCGAGATCAAAGCTTCCTGACGTGGTCCGGTGGTTGCATCGTTAACCATAGCATAGGTATTCCGAGTTAATCGACCGTTTGAGTCAGTACCAGTAGCAAACTTAACTGGTTTAATAACCGATTTATTGCCACCGAATTGTCCCAAGACCTTATCAATTCCAGATATGCCCTTGTTGACTTGGTTAATTGTACCGACTATTGCGTCATGGGCATAGCTTTTCATGTGCCCTAACTCTTTACCAAATCCTTTTGAAGTGGTTTTAGCTAGGTCAACGACACCGTGGTGCATAGCGTCCATTTGTTTATGAATGCCTATGCGCATCTTGTCCATTTGTTTATGGGCGTTGTTACGCATAGTGTCCATTTGTTTATGGACACCGTTGAGCATTTCGTCCATTTGTTTATGGACACCTGTACGCATCTTGCTATAATGCGAGATCGCATTTTTTTGGGTCTTGTTGGCTTCATCATCGGTAGAATGTGTGATCTTACTCCAAGCATTCTTGCTCTTCTCAGAGAGCTTATTGAGGGACTTAGAGGATTTTTCTACGATCTGTTTATAGTCATCGGTCACCGTCTTCTTAGTTTTGCCTAATTTTTCAGTACCATCAGCATACCCTTTAAGGATCATGCCATGACCTAAACCGCCACTAAGAACCTTGAGAGTATCATGAGCGTTAAGGATATGCTCACCAGTATGAACCTTAGCAAATTCTGGACCATTAGCACCAAGCAAGCGAGCATGGTTAGCATAAGGCTTATAAGCTAGTTCAGGACCGACTTCACCAACTAAAGCGGTATGACTATTTGTAATCTTACCGCCATTAGCATGTGCGTCGATCCTTTCCATAACTCTCGCACTGATTTTAGGACTAAGTTTGGAAAGCTCGGACTTGTTTTGCCCTCTGATCTTATTAATCCAGTCAGTAGCTTTATGCCATAGGTTACTGAACCAACTGCCAATGCCACTAAATGCGCCTTTAAGGTTCTTGACCATGGAAGAGCCAAGATGACTGAACCATGATGGTGCGCCTTTCCAACCATACTGTACATCTTTAAGACGATTAGAAGCCCAAGATTGCATTCCGTTCCAGCCATTTTTAATGTTTCGGCTAGTATCGTGTCCTAACTTAGAAGCCCAAGCTTTAGCACCATCCCAGCCTGCTTTTACATGGTTAAAAACAGAATTAGCAGATTTTCTGAACTTTGGATTATTCTTGTACAAAAGTGCAGGAATACCAAGTACAGGACTAACAGCAGTAAGAGCAAGTTCTTTTCCGTTTTTCTTAACGAAATCCTTGCCCTTACTTATTGAAGTACCAAACTTCTCACCAACTTTGCCACCAAATTTAGTAGCCTTTGAGATCGTGTCTTTGATTGACCAACCTAAATGTTCAAGTGACCAGAAATTTTTAGGTGGCTTATGTTTTTGCCAACCCTTAGTAAAGCTATTGACAGCAATTCCGCCCCATTTTCCAGCAACTTTTCCAAGTTGTGAACCGACCATTGCACCAAGTGGACCACCGAAGTACATACCGATACCGCCACCGATAGCAGAGCCAATACCTTGTCCGATGTACTGACTTCGCTTATCTGCGTTGTGACGATTCTTGAATGCGTTAAAGAATTGCATACCAGAATCAACAGCGACACCGACACCTGCGACACCATTTGCTAATTTTCCAGCTGTGGTTAAGTTCTTGAATCCTCCAGCATGTTTAATTGATTCTAGCGGTGCAGTGAACCATTTACGATTACCCTTTACCGTGGCATCTAGGACTGCTTGTGGTCCTGCTTTTGCCGATGCTTTACCACCAAATAGACTAGGAATACCTATCTTGTTACTAAATGCTCCGATAGCTTTTGCGGCATCTCGAGCGCCTTTACCAATATTGTAGAAGTGTGTTTCTAACTCTCCCATTTTTTGGAGCTTTTGAGCATCCGCTATACCACGTAATCCGCGCGAAATCCCACGGACTACTTGAAATGTGCGAACTCCTTTAATGCCCAAATTGATTAAAGGTGATGTAGCATTCTTTACACCTTTAGCAGAAGCAATAAGAACAATATAACCTGAAATTGCTTTAAGAGCTAATTTGTTCTTAGATAAATTGTTTAATCCTTCTGCCAATGCATGAAGAGTACCGCCATTTTTATCAGCATTTTTTCCTATTAAGCCAAATGCTTTACCTATGTTAATGGCTATCGCAGAGAAATCTTTCCAAACTCCCTTGCCGATTGTGCTGACAATAGAAAGCACGCTCTTGCCGATAGACCTAATGTCTTTGCCATGAATAGCTAAATAGTTAAATAACTTTTTAAAAGCTCCTGCCGCTTTATAAATGCCAGAATTTAAGAGCTGACCAACTGTCTTTTGCCCACGTCCGCCAGAATTAAAAACGGTACTCATAACCCTATTCATGCCGTGAGAAACGACTGAACCTAAATGATTAAAAGCACTTCGAGTTTTACTCGATGTTGACCAATCACTTACTTGTTTAAGAACTGGGTTTTCAGCCTTAGTGAATGGTCTATCAAATGCCGACATGAGTCGTGGCATTTGCGATTTAATAGTTCTGACCATTCCCGGAATAGTCTTGGTAAAGTTACCAGTAGCATTCTTGTAATGATGCGCCATGTCTTCTAACGCATCAATTGCAACTTTGGAACTGATTTTTCCGTTTGAAATTTCAGCATTCAGTTGCTTCATCGAAAGCTTAGTATGCTGTTGTTCATTTACTGTCTTTAGCAGTTGCTCACGATATTCTGGGAAGACATTAATAAATGACAGCATGTCTTGTCCTGACACCTTTTGATTAGCCATCATTTGACTAAATTGAGTGCCGAAGTTTTCTACGGCAGCATCAGTAGCACCGAATGCATCCTGCAATGTTAAGACAGACTTAGTGATTTTGGCTGTTTGCTGTGGTGACTTATTAATTGCATAGAACTTTTGGCTTAAAGCATCAACCATTTTGGTATCATTTTGAGCCGCTGCTGCCATGTTATTAATTTGGTTCACCATAGCTTTACCCTTATGGGCATTGCCTGTAAGAGTTAGCCAAGTGGCATTCATCTTTTGTTGCTCAACATTATATTCATGAGCTGAACGAATCATGCCGCCAATGTTGTTTCTAACTAAGTTGAATCCACCAATTACGGCATGAGAAACAAGATTTGCGGAAAAAATAGTTTTAAATAATGAATGAGTATTCTTTGCTTCTGTGTTTGTAGCATGTAGATGGCTTTTAACTTTATCCCAATAATTAGGATTAGATTTGCGCATCTCTTCGTTAACACTTCTTAATCCAGCTTTATATCTATTGATCTCGGCAACTGTCTCATTAAATCTAATTAGTTGGGTTCGGTAAGCATTACTGTTTCTATCAGTGGCGTTTTTTGCTTTATCTAATGCTCTTCTAAGCTCATTTTGTTTATTACTAAGCTCTGAAATAGCGCCCTGATAAGCCTTAGCTTTCTGTTGATTAGCTTTATATGTTTTGCCTTCGGATTCCAGACGCCTGATATATGACGCAGTAACCGTGTCAATATGGTTAATTTCCTTTGGCAGAGTAGCGTTCATGTGCAGATTTTTAGCACGACGCTCTACCTCACCTAGAGCCGCATATAATGCGGTTGTGGCTTTTTTAGCCTCTTCAACCTGAGCATAGTTAGCTCTAATACCAAGACTATACCCTTCATGTGTTCCAGCCATTTATAACGCCCCTTATCTTATTGGCAAAATAAAAAAGCCATTATTTTTTCTAAATGACTTCACCTCTCTATTTCTTTCCATCGCCCCAGACGCCTAAGCCTGTTGCATTGGCTTGCATTTTAAATTTATCTTGCTCGTCCCTTTGAACAATGGTCCAAAGCATATCTAATTGGTTGCGTGTCGCTTTCATAGTTAAATCGAGTGGCACACCGTGCATTGCTAATCTGATAGGTTCTTCCCAACGATTAGCGGCTTTTTGTAAATGTTCTTTACTCCAAGTTGCCGTTGATTCCGTCGTTAAGAAAGGAAAGAACTTCACCGGCTACTTCGCCGTAGCCCTTGTGAGTGTCCCAGAATGCAACGCTCTTAATGTGTGGTTGAACAAATACGTCATTTTCTACGGCGACTTGCATCAAATCTGAATATCTGATTGAGCCGTTTGGATTAGTTGCGTCATCTTCAATTTTTGACGCAATGCCGATACCCGGATATTGAATAGTTAAAGTGTATTCATACTTAGTTCCAGCATTAATAGTAATATCCTTAGTGATACCAAGTTGGTTATGAATTTCGCTAGTTTGTAATTGCTTATTTCTTGATACCATTCGGTCAGCAATACTCATTTGAGAGTCTTGATTTTGTGAATCGGTAACAGTAGTGTTATCAGTTTGAGTGTTTTCTACTTGTGTATTTTGTGTTTCAGTGTTTTCCATGTTGTCCATTAGTTAATACCTCATTTAATTATTAAGAACAGAATTTTCTACAACGTTTATTGCGTTAATAGTCCATGTGCGTTCGCCAGCTTCATTACCAGCACCGCCGTCTGGCTTCTTTTTGATGTAGCAATGAATAGCTACGTAGTGACGTGATCCATCACACGCATCAACAGTAAATCCGCCTTTTCTGCGTTCATTTGCTAACCCGTCGAGGACGGCATTAAATGGTGACATTTGATTAAGTGTCACGTTAAAAGTAGCGCTTGTTTTATTGATAATGCTTGGTACACCTGTGCCTTGTGCATCTTCTTGTACACTTTCTAGATCATTATCGTATGAAAATGTAAAAAGGTTAGTTGTGCCATACCCGTAGGCGGTTTTGCCGTCTGCACTGAAATAGGTATCATTAGCATCGTAAGTACCCATAAGATCAGTTTTAATTTTGTTATTAGCTGCCATTTAAATCTCCTTTCGTTAAGCTTTTTCCGTAATTGTATCTGAATCAATTTCACCATTGACTGTAAGCGTATGGATTGCGCCAGCAGCATGATAAGTAAAGCTAAGACCGCCATAGTGACGGTTAGACAAATCAACTTGGGATTGAGCGCTGCGCGGAGAGGTTGTAACAGAATAGTCTCCCTTTCCAGTTGCTTCGTTTTGTTGAATAATTCTTTGTTGATATGCTTGTTCCAGCACTTGAATTACAATTCCTGAAAGCTGAGTAATACCATTTTGGTTATATGGAACTTTCCCGTTTTCTTGTAAAAAGCTTTCAAGCTTGTCTTGCACATTGGCACGTACCCAAATAATTCCATGGATCGTATCAATATATTCGCCAGACATGGTTTTGCCTTCGCTAGTTTGACCTTGACTATTCATCACTTCATAAGCAATAGCATTTGCATCGTTGATACCATAAACTTCGTTAGAAGTTAAAGTTTCTGGCGTAATACCTTCCAATTGCTTAAATTTCCAAGTGACTGATCCAACGGTCAGAGTTGCGATTGCACCAATCAATGCCGCGTCCATAGCTTCTGAAAGATCATGCTTAACACCGATTGTATAATTTTGCCCATTTACCAAAGAAAAATCGCTAACTTCGTTAGATTGAAGTACTAAAAAGTGATCTTTATTAGCCTCAAAAATATTAGATAAGCTAGTTGCACTAGAGTCAATTTTGCTAGTTGCTTGAATAGCGAAAGTCCAATTAAAGTACCAAAATGCTTTAAGACAATCAGAAACCTTGGAAGTGTCGTAGTCTAAAATCGCAACACGATCTGAATGATTTTTTTGTGCAAAATAGGTTTTTACTTTTCTAAGAATGTCTTGATTGGAGCTGTAGTCGATTGATACAGCATCTGCATCCCTATATTCGCGATAAACGGCACCTGATTTGGAATCAACTTTGCGTAATAAAATACCTTTTGCTTTGTCGTTTTCATCTACACCGTCTTTAACGCTTGTATCCGCACCTGATACAACAGGATTAAGAATTAAAATATTCCCTAATCCCAAGACAGGACGCGGACGAACAATAGTCATAATTACGTTGACATCTGAAACCCGATCATAGGGTAGGATCCCCGTACTTGTTTCTACCATTAGTTTTTCTCCTTATTATTTTTGTCTGCAAAAATAGCATCCTTGAAATTAGTCCCAAGAACGCTTTCATCTGCCTTAACTGTTTCGATCGTTTGATCTTGAAACGTAAAGTTAAGGTCTTTTTCTTCAAATAAAAAGCCACCAGTAACGTAGAAACTGCAATCAAAACCATAATCGTTGTCGTAGTTAACTCCTTGCAACGTGGTTCGATTAGCAGTATTGCTTACGGTCTGGGGCACAATATATGCTTGTTTAAAAAAACGACGATACGGTGCTTCATGAAGTGCTTCGTATAGTCGCTGTGCTAAATTTATAGCCTCTATATCAGAAGTTGCATGTGCATCAACTTGCATCGTACAGGTGAATTGTCTATGTTGTCCTAGCCAATCGCTGGTCGTTTCTTCACCTAGATCAATCCAGTGAAACGTGAAAAATGGATAGTTCTCCATTTCATCGAGATTGCTGTCTGTGACCAGTTCGCAATTAGTAACTTGATTTACAAGTTTGCCAAGAATGTACTGCACTAAGAAGTGATCTTGCAACTTCGCTGGAAGTTTATCGACCATCTGGGTGCTTAGTATCCCCTTTCAAAATATAAATGACAACATCAGAATATCCTTGCCAGTTTGAAGAACCGACAACTCTGTACTTCTGACATAGTTGAGAGGGTACTTCTACGATAGAGTTCTTTGGGTAAAGCTTGGTGCTTATCCAAAGAAGTTCGCCCTGCTCCATCTCACCACCTGATAAAAATTGAGCCACGAAAGCGTCCTGTGAATTAAAAGGCACAACAGGCTCATGACGAGTTTCTGGTTGTGCTGTGGGTGTTTCATCGTTTTTAGGTCTTTCGCCACCTACGTAATGGAAATGAGACTTCTTAGCAGGACTTTCGTATGGAGTAACGGTTAAATCAACGCCAAAGCTATTGACCATATTTTTGAATGAAATATAGAAGCTCATTTAATCTCTCCAATCGGCAGGATTTGCCAAGTAACGTGCTTTATTAAGTTACCCGTGTCAATAAGTGGGTTATTTACGCCCTTCTTGTTATCAATGGTTAACGGTGCATTACTAGGCTTAGTCCATCTCCTCATTTCTTCACGAATATCAGAAACGCCTAACTTACCCAGCGTAGTCAACAATTGCTTGCCAGTGCCATTTTCGTAGCATATTTTGTCTATTCCTACATGAACATAGCGCTTGTATTTTTTCTGATTATCTAAAAAAGCCTTGCGAATAAACGCACGGGCTGGAATCCTTGATTGTTTCAGCAAATAAAAGCAAACGACTAGTTTTTTATTTTCAGTAATGCAAGCAACACGCTTGTTTTTAGGAACAAACAGGTGCGGAATATCTCTAGGCTTTACGCTCTTACCATATTTCTTAATAGCGTATCTAGACGGTACCCATAAATATTTACCCTTTTTAGGCAGGATAAGAGCGCCGTACTCGTTAGCTCTTACGATTTCGAGCAGTTGGCTTTCCTTATCAGCAAAAAACCCTATAACAACTTGATATTCATTTAAATACTTCATTTCACGCTCAATGTGTTCAAGCGCGTCATTGGTTTCTTGAAATGCATCTGCCATTAGTGCTGAACCACCATATATCGACTAATACCGCCATTGCCGTACAGGTTATACAGCCACATATAGAGCTGTCCCCACGGTGAGCGTTGATACAGATTTAATTTGCTGACATCGGCATATGTTCTTTTCAAAACTGATACTTGTTCCGATGTTACATTAGTACCACCCTCTCCTATTGCGTTGTTTATCGCAATAAGATGCAGAGCTAGGTACTTAGTAGCCATGTAACGGGCTTTTAAAAGCTCACCAGTATTGCTAGTGGCAACAACTGGAAAGCCATCTGCAATGGCTATTTCACGCGCACCAGATAATAAGCCTTTTAGTGCATCATCTGACATGTTAGAAGTTAAATCTGGACTTAACTGTTTAACTGCGTTTAGCATTTCGGTTAACTCGTCCATGATTTACCTCTTTCACTAATTAACCTTTTTTGGATCGTTGATTCCTTGTAATTGAACGAATGCATGTGGGTAGTACATTACTAAGCCACCTAAACGTTCTACATAAGGAATAGTGGTCATGGTGTTACGATATTCCGGTTGTAAAGGCGTTACCGGTTGTGCAATCGGAATTTGAGCGGTGTCTTGGTCATTCAAGAAAATGTAACCCATGTCTTGTTTATTATTCTTTGAGCCAAAATATTGATGTTCTAATTCTGGGACTGGTTTGATTTGACTAAACCATGGAGTAATCATTTGCAATATAGTTATTTGTGGGGTGTATTGGTTAAATGGCATGTCTAGTCTATCGATAGCAGATTGTGGCAACGCTAAGACTGGCTTGACGTTTGAATAACCTGCCAAGTGGGTAATCATTGATACAGCTTCCTTGAGCCAATTTCTAACTTTAAGGCTGTTGCCAGCATCATCAGCCAAATCGTCAAATGGAATTGGTGATGTAGTTGTTTGCACACCTAAAATGTTAGCCTTGTCTGTTAAGCCGTTGATGTTTAAAACTGGATTTGAATTGTGATTGCCGTTGAAAATTAATTTGTTTTCTGCTTCTGCGAGCGCTCTACGGGCTCTGGTTGCCATTGGGGTAAGAATATCCATGTTGGCTTGTTGAGCTTCACCGAGTTGTTGACGTGAATAGCGAACCGCAATACTCAAATCAGTAAGATTTGCTGCTTGTTCAGTCATGTTCAAGTCAACTACTGGAACATCGCTGGCACCGTCAACGTAAGGAGCCGCTTCACCAGAAGTAGTCATAATTTGGTATTTTGTTTGTGTGGTCCATGCTGGTACGTTAAATGTCTTAAATAATGACATCGCAGTAAGTTCTTGAACCTTTGGTTGACGAATGACGTTACTTACATAAGTGAGTTGTTCATTCGTGATGTATCCGTTATTTGCCATTGTTATTTACCTTTGCCTCCTAAACCGCTTGGAACACCTGATACTGATATATGCGTTGTTTCTACTGTGTCTGCCGTGTCAATGTTGGTTACGCCAGTACCAGTTACAGCAGTGTTAGTTAACTGGATTGTGGTCTGTAGGCGCGCTGTACCGCCTTTATTTCCAGAGCTTAAAAAGACACCAACAACTGTGTCGCTAGGACCTGCTGGCTTGAAGTTGCCGTTTGAATCAACAGCAGCATTTTCACGTGAATTTACGTCTGCGCTAAGTGGTACTGCCACAGTACCTTCACGCACAACGCCAAGCAATTCGCCTTTATGCCATTCGTCACTAGCAATTGCTTCGGGTGTTAAATGATCGGCATCTACATGTGTTCTTCGTACTGCAATACCATAAATATTTCCTGCAGTGGCTGGCACGATTAGACCGTTCTTGATTTGAACGCCTTGACCAAAGCCAATATCTGTACCTGCTTGTTCGGTGGTCTTCGTCACATCATCAATAGTTGCGATTTCACCAGCGCCAAGTTCTGGATTTCCATAAAGTAGTCCATCTGGGATTCCCATATATATCCTCCTTATGCTAAGTGGTAGCGATCTTTAGATTGGTTGTCTGCACTGTCTTTTTTGGCAATGCCTTCCAAACCTGAAAAACCGACTACGCTTGAATTATTGCGATTTTTGATTGAATCGAAGTAAGCGTCAATGTAGTCATCTGACTTGTCGCTTAAATCAATAGAGTCAGTAAACTTGATAGCTTCAAGCTTCATGTCTTTTGGTGACTTTCCCTTAAAATCAAAAGCATCTCCGACATATGGCTTGACTTCATTGATTAATTCCATACGTTCAGCGATTGCCTTGTCTAAAGCGTCACCTTCGTACTTTTTCTTTTCATCGGCTAATTGCTTTTCAAGTGCATCAGCCTTTGCTTGTGCTTCATCAGCACACTTTTTACTTGCATCTGCACTGCCCTTTAGCTTGTCGCGTTCAGCAGTGAGTGATTTGATTTGCGCATTAAGCTCTGCGATTTTTTTATCTTTGCTAGAAATTGCAGCATCCAATTGCGTAATCTTGCTAACATCATCTGATGCAACAGTTACATCTGCATCATCTGATAAGTGAACTACCTTGTAATCCATAGAGTTTCCTTCCTCTTCACTATCTATAACCATTTCTGCGCTATCCCCTGTAAGACGTACTGAATGACCAGCACGACCACGTCGAACAACAGCAACATGGTTGATTTGAATATTTTTTTGTGCCAAATCGTATTGCATACCATTAAATGTGCCTTTCACCGGAACAACATCGGTTTGAAAACCAATCGAAAGCTCTTGCTTACCGTCTTGAATTTTTTTAATCAATGCACTGTCGGTCAATGTCATGTCGACTTTGATCTTGTCACCGTCAACATGCGCATTTCCAGCTGTTATGCCTTTCATATATAAAGCGCTATTGTTAATGTTCACCAATTCGCTCGGATGATCGTCCGTAATAGGCTTATAATTGGCGCTCTCAACAGTGGAATCGGTTAACAAATCGTCTGGAAGCTTAGCTTCCATAATCTGTTCGCCGTTTGCTTTCAGATATGGAAAGACACCGACACGAGCGATCGGCACGTTTTTGACATGAATGTAACCAGTCTGCGAATCAACAGAAAATTTGTTGATCGCTACCGTGTCATATCGAGTAAGCATTACTTGCCTGCTGGCACATGCACTGGTTCTTTTGGAATGTAAAGCGTTTGACCAGTCTTAATGTACATGGTTGCTTTGCTGACATGATTGAAGTAGCGCAATTGTTGCAATGCAACATTATATTGTTGTGCCACATCAAATAAAGTCTCACCTTCCTTGACTACATATGTTTGACAACCGGTATAATCAAACATTCCTTCTGGGTCTTTAACTTCTGCCACTGGCTTCACCTCCTTTCCTGTTGGTTGCGGTGTAGTTTGAGTTGGTGCGCCCACTTCACTCGGTGTTTTTTGACTTGACGGCATATCAACTGCCGCTTTAGTTTCTTCGTTAGTCATTGGTTTATAAACTAAATCATTTTCTTCCATAAAATCCTCCTAAAAATTCGTACAAAAAAAGCACTCTTTTGAGTGCTATATATTTCATCAATATAAATATTTGTTTGGTTTCTTTTCTAAACTTAATCAGGTCATTGTCCGCAAAAAAGAGCAAAAAATAAAGTTGCATCATCGGAACGGCAATCCCTAGCAACTTTACAACCTCTAAAACAACTTAATATAAAGAAAAAAATCAATCTCAGTCGCAAAACTGAGTGAGCAGTTTACAAGTAGCACAGAGAAGAATGCTTTCTAGTCCAAGATGGTGATGTTAGAAAGTTTTGGACATATCGCTATAAGAAAAATAACTTAATCTTTTTTATGTATTTCTTTATATATTATTGTTGTTTTTTATCCTAACTCTTAGGAATGTTTTTGGCAAGCGAACAACATATGGCACCCTAAATTCCTCCTAAAATTTCACAAAGTAAGAATCCTATATTGTCGTGGATGAATGAACTTCGCTCACTGGCTGACAGCAACCTTTTTTCACAAACTTTTTAAAAATTTGGGTATAGGAATTGCCCCTCACGTTGAGGAGCATTCTTAATTTTATCTAATCTATAGGGTCCTGATAACAACGGCATCGAATGGGTTGTCCAGGAAGCTGCCCGTTGTCACCACCGTTAGGATCATCATACTTAAATTCTTTGCCGTCCAATTCTCTATGCTTTGGACGTACTCGCTTGTCTTCCATTGATCGCCATATATAACGGGTTGATCCTGTTGCTTGATTACGGTATGCGTCAATCTGTGACAGTATTTTACCAGTTTGATCTGTTGCAATTAAATCAGCATGACGCAAAGCCATACCAGTTCGTGATGTAATTGAATGAGCTAAATCGCTGACACCACCACCGTTTGAAATGATGCGGTAAATATCGGCTTTAGTTTGATCTATATATCGTTGCCTTAACGTCTTGATTAAATTAGTGTTTTCTATGATTTTTTCCATAGTGTATTCACGAAGCTTTGCATTATCACGGAGTGGATTAATCGCAAGAATCCCGACTTTCATCTGTGCAATGCCTTTGCGCTGCACAATCTTGCTATAGCTGAACTGGTTGACTGCATAAACGAACCTCGTTGTAATGCTATTTAAAGACGTTTCAGGCTGTTTTTGCTCAATCTCGATAGATAACAGGTTAAGTGCAATTTGAACGGCGTGAAGCCACTCAGGGTTGTCAGAATTGTCAGCATCGGTTAATACCTTAGTTCCGTTATAAAAATACTTTTTTATTTGAGTATCAACAACTCGGTTAGTGATCTGTTGCCATGATCGAACCATTTTAGCAAGATCACGATAGTAGCTACGTTCAATTTTGAGCGGATAACCATTCCTACGCCGTGCCATCGTGTGCCGCCTCTAAATCCTTCTTGTACTGCTCAATTTCGTCTTTAGTATATCTGGACTCAATACCAGCGCTATCAGTGGTGGTTGTGTTCTGTAAGCCTTGAATTTGCGTATTTCCTTCGCCATCGAGCTTTTTACGCATTTCGTCTGGTCCATATAAACCGCCTTGAATCGCAGTAACAGCAGTTTGCATTTTAAGATGTTCCGTTTCCGCTTGTGTCTTGTCGTCTGGTGACCATAATGGATTAAATTCGATATGCCACTCTAATGAATCAGGGTCAAGATAACCACCGCCAAAATTCTTTGACCACATTAGCAACTTAACGATGTACTCAATTTCTGGTTTTAGGGTTTGCTCTTGAAAAGCTTTAACACGATCGTAGTAGTTTTGTATGTCTCGACCTGCACCTGCTAACGTACCTGCTTGCTCACCTGTCAGCACTGATTTAGGAATACCACATGCGGTTGATAATGCTTTCCATGCTTGATCTAGTAAAACGTTGATGCCAGCGGTTGGTGTTGCTAACTTGGTGACATCATCAGAATTTCCAATAAACATCATGGCTTCCGTATTGGCAACACGTGAAAGCTCTTCACGATCGCGGTGGAATTGTTCAGGTGGTTCGTTCATCAATCTATCGGACTGGAATATCTTCAAGGTGAACTCGCGCATCATCTTGCCAACCGTTTCATCAGCAATAGCCATGTTATTGAGCTGCCGTTCGCACCGTTTAATAATTGATGTGCCGGTTTCATCATCGTCTGACTTGTCTAGTGAGATATGACCGTATCGGCTAGCATCAATCACTATAGGGTCTAGCTTAGCAGTGTTAGGTACTTGGTTGCCGTAGCGATCAATCGTAAAGCCAGCTTGTTTCGGGATAACCATTAAAGCTGTTTCTTTGCAGAAATCTTCGCTCATAGGATTGTCGTTGGTTTTGCAGCTTTGGACGTTGTTCTGCCCGAATACGTGCAATGCAACCAAATCCTCGATATTAGTTGGGTCAATCGGATCAGAGCTTTTAGTAGAATTAGTTTCTCGCACGAGATAGGCAATATAGCCATCGCCATGCTTAAACTCATAACCGCCTTGTTGAGTTAACGCCTGCTGTGTTTTAAGGCGGTCTAAGCCTTGTTGATAGATTGCTTGCAAATTGGGGTTGTTTGGAATTACGATACGAAAGCCGTTTCTAGTTGAGTCTTCTGGTATCTGATAAACGATTTTGCGAGCGTAAGCGTCATATTTGCATCGATCATCCAATGCTTGATAATCCTGCGTGACATTGCTTGTTTTCCATATTAAGTTTTCATAATCCGTTTGTGGGTCAAGGTCTAAGCCATCTGATCTAACAATTGGCGTGTTTTTTAAATGCTTAATCTTTTTAGCCATGTATAACCTCCTTTCTAATATCTAACGATTGGACCGTTGAACTTGTTGTTAAGCCGTCTAAGTGCATAAACATGTGCATCAACGTAGTCATCGTGTGGCATGTTTGGAAAGCCCCAGACTTCCGCTAAGAAGTCTTGAACTTCTGGGTGCCACTTTGGGTGAGGAACCATAACTTGACCAGCTTCCCACATTGGGGAAACAGAAGCGGCACGTGCTTCCTTACTGTCAGCACCCGGCGAAACTGGCATAATTCCTGATATTTCTCGCTTTAATGTGTCAATGATAGCTGGTCCATTTGCCTTGTCTTCGACTAGCTTAACGGTTGCCTCTGGGTACATACGTGACTGTGATCTAATAGCATCCAACGTTTCGGTAAAGCTTAGTCGCTTATGACACCACCCAACACGCAAGTAGCAAATTGCCTTACGTCTTGACCACGTTTGTCCTGCAACGAAGTCGTCGTTTTCTTTAGATTTAAACGTTGCATCCCATGCTTGTACTGTCTGATCGAAGTGACGTGGCAAAATAGAAACATCTCTGCCAACTATCAATCCAAGTTGTGTAGCAGTTTCAGGAGAATCAACATAATAACGTGTCCAGTCTTGTTTGAAAATGTTACCCTCTTGTATTGTTGGTGATTGCTGATACAAAGCATTGAACCGTTGTGTACCAATGTTTCTCTTTTGAATCATTAATTGACTAATAGGGTGCAACTCTGGATTTAGTGCGTCCCCATTCTTTCTACCAATAGCATCAGTTTGACCAGCTGGAATATTTTCCGCAATAGCGGGGAACTTAATCTCTTCCCAGTTGAATTTGTCCTTTGACGACTTGTCCATGTTTAACAGTCTACCTGCTAGGTCATCAGTTCGCCAGCGTGTCATGATTACAATTACTGACGCGTTTTTTTGCAGACGGGTTGAGAATGTTGAAGCCCATTCTCCCCAAACGTTATCTCTAATCGTTTGTGATGCGGCTTCTTTTTCGTCTTTCATAGGGTCATCAATGATTAACAAGTTAGCTGGTCTACCAGTACCACCACCAAGAATTGACGTGTAGTAAGCTTCTCCATCGTAACCAGCGACATCGTATTCTTGTGAGTTAGCTAATCCGAGGTTGATACCAAATAAGCGTGGTGCCCACTTTTCAAAGTGTCGCCTGCCGCGCTTACTGAATCGTTTATACATCGTTTCAGCATACGAAGTTACCATAATTGATTGATCTGGGTGTCTCATTAAGTAATAGCTAGGAAACGTCTCAGTTACTAGCATTGACTTGCCGTGTTGTGGCGGCATAGAAATTATGAGATTGTGCTGTTCACCGTCTACGATCTTTTGCAGTCGATCACACACATACTTGGTGTAACTGAACATCTTAGCCTTCTTGTCGGCATTAGCCAAAAGAAAATAATAGGCATAACTTCTACGTGCCAGTTCTTCTCTAGCCGCATGAGCTATGCCTGCTTTTTGTTCATCAGTTAATTGCATCAAAGTCCACTCCTTCATCTAAAGTAGCAAGTTTTTCAAGTGTCTTAGTATCAAGTTTTGCCATGCTATTCTTTGCGTTGCTTGCAGTTGCATCAATACTCTCTAATTGCTTTTCTAAGAGCTTAACCTGCAACTTAACTTGTTTAGTCTTAGCGCGATTTAAAGCAGTTCTAGCCGCTTGCTCTTTTAACTTAGCTTGCTGTTCCAAGTAGTAGGCACTTGTGCTTGCATCTTTTTCATTGATGATCTTGAGAGCGATATTGACTTTCGCTCTACTTTCAAGTTCGTTCTTCCACTTAGCAAACTTCGCTAAATAATCAGGACGCTTTCTGCAATAATTTCTCCAAGTATTTGGAGTGATTTCTATCTGCTCACAAGCTTTTTTAAGTGTACAGCCAGCAACAATGAATAACTTGAATTGAGCTAACTTTTCAGGTGTCATTTTTTCAGGTCTACCCGTTGTGTCTTTTTTAGCTTTTTGCAAACAAAAATCACCTCCTTAAATCAATTATTGTTTATACAAAAAACATGCTTTTCTTACTCCAATTCTGGCACTCACTCTTTTTGTATGACTTATACGTCCTATTGACGCACCAAATCTAGCTGGCTCATTCCTAGAACTATAACTATGCAAAGCCCATTTTGGTGACTTAGCTAATGAATGAATCAAATTTTTAGCTGTAGTGTTAATTGAGCATTCTAATTTTTGCTGTTTTAAATACTCAGCCACAAAATTCAAAAGCTTAGTGCCTAGACCTATTCCTTGATAATCAGGCAAAATAACAAGTCTATGTATTCTCTTAATGTATTTTTTACCGTAATATCTCTTGCGTGCTGGCTGATTTATATAAGCAATAAATCCAACAGGTTCACTTTTTGAGTTAATCATTTCAAAACATATTGCAGATGCGCTTATATCAGCACTCAAATAATGATACTTCCTAAAACGATGCCACTCTGTTCTTGAACACTTTTTGATTGTGAACGTTTGTCGGGGACGTTGCCCGTTGTAAAATAAAAGCTCATTTTGTCTGTATCAAATATCCAGTCTGGTTGTAGCCATTCTGTAATATCGTGATGGCAGGATATAGCAACAAATTGCTTTTTATGTTTTCTTGTGGCTTTAGATACAGCCATAGATACAACTTTGGCAACTTGTCTATCAACTACAGAAGTAAACTCATCAAAGACGGTCAATTTTCGTTCTGACAAAGCTCTGGCAATATCGACTCGCATTTTCTCACCATTACTCAATACAGAATATGATTTCAGCCAACTAGGAACAGAGCCAAAGCCTACTGAATAAAACATTTTTGATATATCTTCCACACTCATATCTTTAGGCATGTCATCTATAACAGATTTATGCGTATATTCAAAGCCAGTAATCAAATTATCATTAAATAAGTTTCTTGCAATTGTAGTTTTACCTGTTCCAGAGCCTCCAACAATCAAACCAACATTCCAATGATCTGGGATATTAAAATCACCTTCAAAATGTTCATTAGCATGATCAGGTGAAATATCAAAATCAGACATCAGCTTTTTTACTCTAAAAGTTGGTTCAATCTTTGTAGATTTATCAATTACAAAATGTCGCATTTATAGCCTTCACCTTTAAGTCGATCAAATAATCTTTCTAAACTTTTTTCGTCATTGCATGAGACTTTTAATTCATATTTGTCCGTTATGTCGTCAGACAGGTCAAGATCATTAACATTAGCATCGTCAGAATCGTCAGAATCATCAGATAATTCATCAAAGCCAAACTGAGACATATCAATATCACTAATTTGACCTAGTTCATCATCAAGCACTGAAAAATCCCAATCTGCAAGTTCACCAGACTTGTTATCTGCTAGCCTATATGCTTTTGCTTGTTCTTCTGATAAATCTTTGGCGATCACAACAGGTACGGTCTTTAAATCTAGTTTTTGAGCGGCTTTATACCTTGTATGACCTGCTATGATTACTCCCTTGATGTCAACCACGATAGGCTGTTGCCAACCAAACTCCTTAATTGAATTAGCTACGGCATCAACAGCATCATCATTATTACGAGGATTGTTTTTGTAAGGTTTAATGTCGTCAATTGACTTTGCTACTACTTGCATGGTTACCTCATAAATAAATTCATAAAAATAACCGCTTTTTAGGCTAAATTTACCCAAAAAACGGCACTTTTAATATTTAACGTGACAGCCATCTAATAACTGCTTAAATTCATCATCTGTAAATTTATTTGAAATATCATAATTTTCTTTCTGCTTTTTTTGTCTACAAAGCTTGATAAAATCTAATTCTTTCATGTTTAATCGCCTCTACTCCCTAATGAAACAAGCACGCTATCGGTTATCTGACTTTTTGCCTTTATTACGTACAGCAAACTCATGCTTATTTCTTCTCTTTCTAGATAGATCTTTTTCAAGGTCTTCAAGAATCCGATTTTCAGTTTTACACGTAATTAAACCAAATTTTTTTGTTTTATACATATTTTTTCACCAACAACAGTTTGCACAGGAATCGAACCTGCATTTTCAAAATGACGTTCTACCATTAAACCAGCAAACTACACAGAGAATAGATAATAAGCTTGTAAAAATGAGTATTGAAGGTTTCCCTTCTTTCTTAAAATTTATAATTCTCTGTAAATCAAATAGTTAGTTAGTAAATCAAATAGTTAACAATCAAGACACTTATATTAGTAAAGCATTTGCATGACAGTTGTTGTTAACTACTTGAAATGACACAACACAGTGTGCCTATAGGATTCGCTCTCTTGGACCTCTTAACATATCCAACTGCGCCATTTTGCAGAAGCCCAAAAAAGATATATTTTGGACTCGGTCATGGCAAATCCTAAAACCAATAAAGGAATTGAACCTTTATTGGCTTGTGTAAACCGCTCTAGAATAAATTCTAGAGCTTTATGGTGCTTAACTGTATGTAATTGATAAATAAATCAATAAAGATTATGGACTTCTTGCACATGAGTTTTGCACCTAAAAGCGTAGCAGGACTTCCACCTGCACCACATAAAATTATGTGTAGTTTTACTTACTTGAATAAGTTTTTACGCTCATTTTTTGAGAAGAACATCCGAAACATTAATGTACTTGCTTTATCTTATTATTTTGACACTATTACTATAGCACCTAGTCAATCCGCATGGCTTACGGCTTTTTACCTCATTTTCTCCATGCTTTTTTGGCTTTTTGATACTGATTTATACACAATCTGATAATGATTTGATCCAATATGATTGATAGATAATACCCGCTTATAAGAAGAACTAAATAAAAAGCTAATAACATCTTTACGAATATTATTAATGTCGTCATCTTCGATTATCAGTTCTCTTGCTTTCATCTTCATCACTCCAAACTGGTTCTAGACTTCCGTCTTCATTTACGTAATACCAAACCTTTTTGACGTACTTAATTGGTCGCTTTGTTTCTGATTTCACAACCTTAACCTCAATTCTTGGATTAAATAAATTTCATAGTTCCTCAGCATCTATAAACTTTCGTAATTCATTAAACTTTGTATCATATCGTGAAGCAATTACAGGTAGCCAATCAGCAAACTCACAAAGTGCTACGACCTTTTTTTCTCCATAACTTGAACTAGACATTCCTAGGTCATTCCTAACTTCTGTATCAGTTAAATCATTGATATATCTATCAAGCAAAATGCTTCTGTTATAAACACCAATATTACGATTCTCACTGCAATTAATAATAGCTGTATAAATTGCTCCGCATTTAGCCTGATAATCAAATATTTTCATCATAGAAGTTTCTGCACTGTTTCCTCCATGACTTGTAACTCCTGTAGGCTCTAGTTTTGGGCTAGATAAATCAGCTTTGTGTAGACCACCACGTGCAAGATAAGTTTGGAATGTATTAGCAAAGAAATTTCTGACATTTCTAGCTGTAACCACTCGGTCAATGTCTGTATCAGTTATTTTATATGCCACAACAGTGCCTCCACTCATAGCCTAGCTCCTATCTGAATTTAACAATTGTAATTAAGAATGAGTAGCAAAATCACTTTCTTCCATTTTTGTATCTATCTATAGCTGTATATCTATCTTCATATGTAACTTCAAATGAAATAATTGGTTTTTCATTATTACAAAATTCACATTTTGATTTATTATTCATTTTTGTACTCCTTAATGCTCTTCTCTAAAAACTAATTGTCTTAGAAGTCCCATAACATAATCGTTTTGTGCTTCCGCAATATGGACAATGCTTTGGTTCTTCCGTAGCAAAAAAATGTTTTTCACATCTGCTGCAAACCCATAGTTCATATTTTTTAATGTATGAGGTAGTTCCTTGCAGATATGCAATAGGTACATCAAAAAAATCAGCTAGTTTTTGCCACGTTTCAATTTTAGGCTCGCGCTGTTCATTCTCATATCGGCTTAAAGTGTTGCAATTTAAGCCGACCGCTTTACCCAAATCTTGCAAAGTTAAATGATTTTTAAGTCTTAATTCTTTAATCCTGTTTTTCATTATTAACGCCTCTATTTTTAAAATGGTAAATCATCATCTGCAATACCTGTCGGTTCACTTGAATCAAACGGATCGTTGCTTTGATTTGGTGATGATTGATTATTCTTGCTTACTTGACTATCTTTATCTGCCCCACCTAAAAATGAAAAGTCTTCAACAACAACCTCGGTAACATAAACCCGTTGACCGTCTCGGTTGTCATAACTTCTGGTCTGGATTCTTCCGTCTACTCCAATAACAGAGCCCTTTTTAACGTATTTACTCATAACTTCTGCTGTCTTTTTCCATGCAATACAGCTGATGAAATCTGCTTCTCGTTCTCCATTTTTGCTTTTAAAATTTCTGTCAACAGCCAACGTAAATGAACACACGTTTGCACCTGACTTTGTACTTCTAAGCTCAAGATTTTTAGTTGGTCTGCCTGTCAAAACTACTCGGTTAATCATTCTTTTGCTCCTTTTCTTCATTTACCTTTACTTGGGGTGCATTTATAATTCTAGTTTTCCTTTTTTATTGCTATCTCTCTGAATGAACTTGCATACATCAGTTAACGCATAATCAACCCCAACAAGATTCATGTTATTTTTCCTTTCCATAATCAATAATTGTTGACATATCTAAAATCAGTTTCAGTCATTGCAATTACCAGCCAAGATAATTATCAATTTCATACTTATCAATTTCTTCGTCAGATAGATTATATTCGTTAGCAATTTTTTCTAATTCACTGGCAAAATCATTTATGTTCGCCATTATTACATTTTCGTCAAATATCATCCCTATAATTTGAGAATTTCTGATTAAAATACTTTTACCATTTTTTAAACGGAATTTTGAAAGGTTTTTGTAGCTGTCATGACTTAATATTTTTTTAAAATCAACTAGCTCATCGTCCCCAATATAGCCTCTATAGTAAATTTGCTTAATTTCACGCCACGTCATTGAGGAATCCAGCATGGCATAGTAATGCTTACCTGTTGTCAGCATTATGTTAATAGGAATTTCCTGTGCAACTCTATACTTAGCCATTACGCACTTCATTTTGCCATCAACTATTTCTTTCTCTATATCTCTGTAGTCCATCGTTCTTAATACCTCTTATCTGTAATTTCTGAAAAATCTATAATTGAGTTCTTCCGTTTTCTCTATGTTTTTATGTTTTTCATTGTTGTTTTTCCCATTCTTTTTCGCCTTTTAACCCGTCTCTTAGCATTTTTATCAGGTAAACAAATGGTTGCTGTGGAATATCGGCTTTCATCTGATCACTAAACTTTAAAAGTATATCTTGCAAAGTTTTATGCTTACACTGATATAGCAAACTTCTGAGTTGCTTAATTTGATCAAGTGTTGGACTAGTAGCAGTAGCTTTCCAGTCGTCATTCATTCGGGCTAACTTAAAAAATTGATTGTAAATTGATTCTCTTGCTGGGTCTTCTTCTTTCTTCGCAGAAGAATAATTAATTGTTCTATTAACTGTTCTATTAATATGTTCTATTTGTGGTTCTTCTGATACCCTACCCTCGGTTCTTGTAGTAACTAGGGGGTGGTTATCATCGTAACTGGGGTTCGGTTCTTCTCGTAACCCCCCCTTGGATACCTCTGTCATTTTTGGCATCCAAGTTGAGGTTATTTTTCTACCAATAATAGCGCCAGTTTTTTCGTCTTTAATAATTTTTCTTTTGATGTAACCCAATGATTCAAGTTCATTTAGTGCTTCTTTTACTGGCTTAACAGTTTTACATCTCAACCTCTTAGCCATTTCTTTATTGCTCATGTAAAAAGCACCAGTAACATTCAACATTGAATAGATTTCTCCAAACAATAAGATGGATTTGTCTCTCTTTATGTTGGGGTCATGGGCTACCTCAGCTGGAATATTTAAGAAATACCTAGCTCCAGTAAATTCTTTGTTCATATCTAAGCGCCAGCTTTCATTCCATAAGTAGCAAGATTATTTTTCCTGATAAACTGGTATAAATTTTCCTTTTTCTTGCTTTGATCACGAAACATACCTAAAAAATCTGCAAAATGTTTATTACTAGCAAAGCAACCATTTTCACCATCAAGACTGTCAATTTCAGTTATGAGGACTACCTCCATAATAGTTAGATTTTCATCTAACCAATATTTAGCAGGTATCCACACGCCTTTGAACTTACGATTGTTCTCGCTGGTTTTGCGTTTCTTAGCCATGATAATCACTTAACTTTCTTAATTGCTTCATCAATCGGATCCTTTTTAGGTTTAGCTACTTGCTCTTTAAATTCTTTTGTTTCTGCATAAGGCGGATCAATAATGTTAGCAGCAACCTGATTTATTTCTTCTTGCTGAATCTTTTCTTTTTCCTGTTCTTCTATATCTGCAAGCTTTTTGTTGAATTCATAAATTGAATTAATGCTCTTAATTGCTACTTTGGTATTAACTGAATTGCCTTTGTCTTTAATCACTTGTTTTGCCAAAGCATCTCCTGCTAGGGCTTTAGCATAAACAGTAGAGAGATCAGTGCGCTTGCCATCATACATAATGGTTAATCCGGCTAATTGATTAGGTGAAACGAATTCAGGCTTTGCTTGATACTCTTGTGCATCTGTATCTTCTTCTGACGCAATACCAAAAAGCGAACTGATTGAGTAACGTCTTGAATAAGTTAATGCACCACCGGCATCGGTTGGACGTGAGCCACCGACATCGAGTAGGTAAGCGCCAAAATCCATAATTGCGCCTTTAGAATTAAGAATGTAGTTACGCACTCCTGATTTTCCGCCATTCATAATTGGTTGCTGAATATAAGCAATATCAATTCCTTTGCTTGCCTCTTGAATTGCAGATATAACACTGTTTAAATCCGCGTATTTATAAGACTGACCGTTTTTGAATTTTGCACCTTGTTTGTCTTTTTTAGGTTGCAAAATATTAGCCTGTACTCGTGTATAAGCGGACAGAAGTGAAAGTTTCGCTTCTAAAATCTGCTTAGCATTAAGTCCACCAATAGTGTGTAGAATAAATGCACCTAAATTATCAGTTCCTACTTGTTGTTCATGTTCTAATAATTCCATGATTAGTCCTCCAATCCACGATAATTAATCGCGTTATCCTTAAGGAATCTCTGCAATTGAGTAACTTGCCACTTAGTCCCTTGAATTTCTAGCTTAACTGTGATCACTTTTTCTTTAACTTCACCTGTATCACGGTCAATATAGCAATCTCCTACTTGCTTAAGATTTTTAGTTTCTCTAGCCTTAGTTTTTTTTTGCTCATTAGCAATATTTTCAAGACCTTCTTTGTATTCATCCATTTCAGAGAGGACGTCAGGCAATGAACGTGTCTTTAGTTCATGAATCCAGTGCTTAGAAGGTAGTCCTAACTTATCAGCTCTTTGAGTAACTATAGTAATAGCTTCTGCTAACTGATTTTGTCTTTCTTGGATGAGTGCAATTTTTTGATCTACTTCACTTTCAAACTTATTTTTGGAATACGTCTTATTGTCCCAACTTAGTTGATATTCAATCTTGTTAGGATCAACGTTAGCTAATTCACACATTGCTGAAATATGTTTTAAATTGTCTTCACGGCGTTTCTTACGTGCCGCTTCTTCATATTCTTTAATTTGTGAATCAATCAGCTCACTAGATTTATCTACTTCATTGAGCAAAAGCTTGATCTTATCTTTGAAGTCCTTAACTGGTTGATCAACATGTTTAACAATTTCAATCTTTCTTTGATTGATTTTCTTTTTAGCACCGTTTAACTTTGCACGAATTGCTTTAGCCTCTTTCAAATTATCCGGTGTTACACAGTATTTTTGGGCTTGAGCGTGGACTTGATCCACTTGAACTTTGAAGTCTTCAAAGCTCTTAAAGTCGATTCGAGCAGGTGCATAATTTACTGGAAAATCTGGGTTAAATTCAATTAATTCATTCTTTACTTTTTTAGTCATGGTATAAGTCACTTAACCTTTCGGAAGAGTAACTGTCTAACACAAACTGATCTAAATTATTGTGATATTCTTTATAATCAGCTAAAAAGTCTTGATGATTAGGATTTACAGTGTCATATCCCATTTCATCTGCTAGAGCGTTTAAATCGCCATTGAAACAATCATTCAATCTCCAATTGATAAACTGCTGCGCTGTTTTAAAGCCATAATAGAAATCATCACCATATTCACTACTAATAATTGCTTCTTCTTTTGGTAGATAAACAATAATTGCATCTGGATCATCTTTAGCTAATTCCTGCATCGCTTTTTGATCTTGCTGATATTTGACTTCTTTTAATTGTTGTTTAGTAAATTTCTGTAACATGTGCTATACTTCCTTATATAGATTTATTTTTAAAATTTCTTTGTTTTGAAGCCCTTTGCTGTGTTAGCAGTAAAGAGCTTTTTTGTGCTTAATCCTAGAAGACACTTTGCATTGGCTGAAAGTTCAGCAAAAGTCCCGCTAGTAGAATGCAAAGCGTTACTATTAGCAATGCAATTTTGTTGGTATTCCTTAAGGGAATCGGTTCTTCTACTTGATACAGTGTATTTAATAATTTGTTCCATAAGTTCTTCCCTTATCTGTAAGTCCTAGCAAATAATCAACGCTAACATCAAGTTCCTTACAAAGCGTGTTCAGCATTGATAGGTCTGGAAATGATAATCCTCTTTCATAGTTGCTGACAGTTCCTAAGCTGACGTAAATTCTATTAGCCAACTGTATTTGAGTTAGATGTTTTTTCTTTCTAGCTTTCGCCATTCTCCTTCCAAAATTTTTAACGTCCATTTTTCTTATCCTTTCTACTCTTTAAGAGATGTGCTAAGTAAGCTGATGAAAGGATCAGCAACACTAGCAAAAATAAAATTGCTTTATATGGATGGTTAAAGATGACCAACTGCTGAACTACTAGCAGTGGTAGAAACAGGATTGATGTAAATTCCAGAAACTTCATTGCCGCAATCACGATGTAGCTAAGTACGTGATCTAACTTTGTTTTTCTTAAATCTTCTTCTTGCATCATGCGCACCCCCTTTCACTGTGTTTTTCAACGAACTCAATAAGTTCTGACTTTTTATAGCGCTTAATAGTTCCATCAATTACATGGACGGGTACAGGATATTTTTGCCTAAATCGCCAAAAAGTTGTAAGACTCATATCTAGTACAGCCGCCGCATCACTAGCAGTTAGATACTCCTGGAACACATATTTTCTTGTGTACTTCTTAATCAGCTTTTCAGCATCTTTTTTATCTAAGAAGTTTTCTTTACGCTTTGGTTCAGTTCTTGCTACTTCTTTAACGACTATTTGGTAAATTGCCTCTTGTAGGTCGCTCATAATACTCACCTACTCTTTAACTAAACTTCGTTCTTTCAAGAACTTGTTAACGAAGTACTGCTGCCCTTTGCCAGTTACTTTCGGTGTTTTAATAATTGAAGTAGTGCCATTTGCGTGATTGATGGTTGTCTCTTTTATTTTGAAAAGTCCTAAATCCATCGCTCTCTGTGTTGGCATATTCCAATCACTGCCCTTTCGATTGATCAGGTAGCCATGCTCACGCATCCAGTGGAACAATCTGGTTGCTCCAATATCAATGCCGTTACCACGTAAAATCTTTGCAAGTTCGCCAATTAGAATGGTTGAATTACTTGTTGCAACTGAATCAGCAAATAGAGCTTTAGGCTTCATTTCTTCAATTTGAATGTCTTTTTGTCTCAATTGATCTGCAGCTTGCTGTAATAAATCAGCTAGACCGTTATGGTTGTGAATGACATCAAATGCTTTTTCGTCAGTCATGTAAGCTCCATGCTTACGAATGGATGGTAAAACTTCAGAAGTTACCCAGCGCTTAAACTTCTTTGCGTTTGGCATCTTGCTTGAAAGAATTAAGCTATATAAACCTGACTCGTTGATCAAGATAACTGCTGTTCTGTTGACGGTGAACATTTCGTTCACCGTCTTGTCTTCTTGATCCACATGGTCTCTTAAAGCTTTTTGTGGGTTTTTATATCCAAGAATTTCAGCCACATCTTTGCCTACAAACCACGGCTCATTTTTGATCTCTAAAGTTCTAATTTGATTGCCTTCAAAATTAAAAAATTGAATCTCATTTTTCATTTATGTATCCTCCACTTTTAGTAGTTACTCATTTTGAAAAACTTTATTTTAAAAAAATATCAACTGATATATTTAAGGCTTTAGAAAATGCTATTGCAAAGTCAGCATCAAACTTAAGTCTTCCACTCAATCTAGCACTTAAGGTAGGTTCACTAATGCCCATTCTATTAGCTACCCAGCTTTGTTTAATGCCATGATCATGCAAATAACTCTTAGCATAAGTCGAAGCATCTTCTTTTAGGGTTTTCGCCATAGACCTCTCTCCTTTTCTTCTCGTTTTGTGTAACTTGATTACATTTATATAATACTACCCGTTTTGAGAAAGTCAACATTTTTCTTTACTTTTTGAAAAGAAATGTTTTCAAAGTGTAAAGATAGCTATACAATAGTACCCAAAAAGGGAATTTAAAGCAGAATGGATGGTATAAACATGAGTTTATTTAGTAATAGATTAGAACAGGCTAGAAAGAAAGCTGGCTGGACTAAAACGTATGTTGCTTCAAGACTAAAATTGCCACTGACAACTTATGCTAATTATGAATATGGTAAAAGAGAACCTGACATAGACACAATTACTGCAATATCTACTTTATTTAATACAAGTAATGATTATTTAATGGGAAAAACAGATGATCCTTCCCCTATGCAAAATAAAACTTCAAGTAATACCGCACTTACTTGGGCTGATCTTGGAATGCCCTATGGTGGAAAAATTCCAGATGAATTAAAACAAACATATGTCGACTTAGCTGAAAGCTACTTCAAGCGCCACCCTGAAATGCTAAATAAAAATAATAAGTAGGTTTGTCATGAGTGATATAGATATTAAAAAGATGCTATTAGAAACACGTGAAAACTATGATAAATTAATGGTTTATTTAATGAACTATGCAATGTTTGATCACAAAATTGGGGTTGAATTTACCGATAAACTTCCACCTTTTGCGCCACCTATTAGTTATAATGAGCCGGGAAAATTAATAATTATGAATGCTAAGTGGATCTATCCGGCTCAAATTCCCTTTCTATTAGCACATGAAATAGGACATGTTTTAAATGAAAATTCTTGTTATTACCATATAAGTGATTTAACAGCTAATAGAGGTGAAGCAAGCGAAAATATTTTTGCTATAAAACTGCTGCAAAAATATTGTATGGAAAATGAAATCTATTTTGATACTTGGTATAAATTTGCTAGGTGTTTTGGAATACCTAAAGAGTGCTATTACTTACTGGAATCAATTTCTTAATAAGGAGATGATCACAACGTTTACAAATGGAAAACGCAATAACAGTAAATAAAAGACTAAAAAAGCCCACCCTGTTGAGGGCGAGCTTATATTTATCACTTTAAAAGAACGTTAGTTTTATTTAGAGGAGACGAAAACAATGCCTAAAAGAAAAAATACTGCTATTAAGTCATATAATCTTAAAAACGGTAAAAAGAAGTACATGTTTAAGCTCTACCTAGGGATGAAAGGCGGCAAAAAAGTAGAAACAACCCGTCGTGGATTCGATAGTTACGAGGAGGCTAACGCTGTTTATAAGAAAATGGCGGCAGAAGACGCACAAGACTTCGTAAAGGAAAAGCAGATTACGTTCGATCAGCTTTATACCAAGTGGTTATCTTTTTATCGTAAAGATGTTAAGCCATCTACTCTTTTGAAAACTGAGACACTTTATAAAGTGCATCTAAAAGATCAGTTTGGCAATCAGTATATAGATCAGATTACAACCGCTGAAATTGCTGACTATTTCTTGGAACTCTCAACAAAATTTGTTAACTACAAGATGCCATTTTGGTATATGAGACGTATTTTTGAGTATGCTATAGACATTAACCTGCTTAATCGCAATCCTGCGAGAGCTTCTCTACTGCCCAAAAAAACGAGCGTTAAAAAGAGACGTGATACTGCACATAACTTCTATACAGCAGAACAGGTTCATGACTTTCTTAATGCCGCTAAAAAATGTGATGAACGCATTTACATTTATTTCTCGATTCTTGCCGCAACCGGTATGCGTAAATGTGAGGTTTTAGGTCTTGAATGGAAAGATATTCAATTTGATAAAAAACGGATCTATGTACAACGTACAACCGCCTATGGTGAGAACGGTGAGTATATAACCCAGTTGCCTAAGAGCAATAAAAAGCGCTATGTCCCACTTGATGACCAGTTAGCATGTAAGTTAAAGCACTATAGACACGATTTATCAGATAAATTATTTCACACTGATAAAAACAATTTTTTGAGACCTAGCAAGCCAGATCAATGGATTAAAGCAGTATATGCTAAAGCTCCTGATCTTAAACAAATAACTATACATGGTTTGCGTCATACTTTTGCTACTCTACTTAACCAAGCCGGTGTTAATCCTAAGGATGTGCAGCATATTTTAGGGCATACTAAAGTAGATTTGACGCTCGATGTTTACACTCACTCAACCACGGAAGGAAGAGAGAAAGCACGTGCAGAAATAAATAAACTATTTTAAATGACTTTATTCGGTCATTTTTCGGTCAAAATAGCTCAATTACTTCTCAAAAGCCTGTTATATAAGGATTCTTAGATAATTTTAAGGAGTGTACAGGATTTGAACCTGCGCGCCAAGGAAAACTTGGTTCGCCGGATTTCGAGTCCGGTGCATTACCACTCTGCCAACACTCCATAACGGTATTATTATAACTCATTATTGTAAATAATCCAAAAGCAATTATGTTTTTATATAATTTTTAAAATTACTATGCTAAATTTTTTCTTGAGTGCTACAAGTTCTAGTACTTTATTTTAAGATATAGTTACATAGAAAAGATAACAATTATGTGTTCATCTATTATATTTAGTCCTAAAGATCATTACTTTGGTCGTAACCTTGACCTTGAAATCACTTTTGGACAACAAGTTATTATTACCCCACGTGACTACGTATTCAAATTCCGTGATATGCCTGAAATCGATCATCACCATGCAATGGTTGGTATTGCATTAAATGCTGGTGGTTATCCTTTATACTTTGACGCAGCTAATGAAAAAGGTCTAGGAATGGGCGGCCTTAATTATCCTGATAATGCCATTTACTACGATGTAAAAGAAGGCAAGGACAACATCGCCTCATTCGAATTCATCCCATGGATCTTAAGCCAAGCAGCTACTGTTGAAGAAGCTAAGAAGTTATTAGCCAAGATCAACATCACTAAGAAGAACTTCAGCGACAAGATGCATGTATCCCCACTTCACTGGATCATCGCAGATAAAACTGGTGCTTCTATTGTTGTTGAAACTGACGCAGACGGTATGCACGTTTACGACAACCCTGTCGACTGCTTAACTAACAACCCACAATTCCCTAAGCAATTGTTCAACTTGAACAACTACCAAGACGTTTCACCTGCCATGCCTAAGAACAACTTCTCAAGCAAAATTAACATGGATGGCTACAGCCGCGGTCTTGGTTCACGTAACTTGCCAGGTGGTATGGACGCTGAATCACGTTTTGTCAGAGTAGCATTCAACAAAAGGGCTTGGATCAAGTAGGTCCAGATTCCTTCGAATATACTATTTACTCAGACGGTACCAACTTAGATAAGGGTATTTTCTACTACACAACTTATACAGACAAGCAAATCAAAGTTGTTGATATGAACAAAGAAGATCTTGATTCTAAAGACTTGATTACTTTTGATATGCTCACTAAGACCTGCTTCAATTACCAAAATTAAATATTAATTTTATCTAAAAATCGATACTATTTGGATTTTTCTGGTTAAAATATAAGTAATTAGTACAGATAGGAATTAAGGAATACTAGAGATTAATGAATAGTTATATTGTATTGCTACTGGCAGTCTCAATTTTATTGCTACTTATTTTCAACATCAAAACATCCCGACGATTTAACCTATTTGACCATTGGCTGCACCATCAATTAGTCAAAAAACATGATGGTTACAAATGGCAGGTAATTGCTTTTATCAATGATCCTAAGTTAATGGTAGTTTGGGATGTTTTGCTTGCAGGTCTTCTACTTAACGAAGAACGCAACTTGACTGCAATCTGGGTTCTAGGAACTTTAGGCTTTGCAGATGCATCTGGCATTGTAATGAAAAAGCTAATTCGGCGCAGACGTCCAATCATGCATTCCGATATGGAAAACGGTTATAGTTTCCCTAGCGGTCACGTACTTGGCGCAACAACGATGGGGCTAATTTTATTACAATTATTTGCAAAAGAATTTGGGTTAATCTTCATCATCGGCATTGTTGCTTTATGGGTGATGGTAATTATTTCCCGCTTAAGCCTAAAAGCACACTACCCTTCAGACATCGTTGGAGCTACTAGTTTAGCAATTGTTTGCTTTAGTATTTCCCAACAACTATTTTTAGCATTTTAA